TCATTTCTATCTTCCGGTACAATTTCGTAGCAATACTCTTGCTCAGGCTTTGGTTGCTCCACACCTGAGCTAACAGTTTCTGTTAGACTATCTCTTGCCGCTTTTGCAGCATTAAACAATCTCCCTCCAGCTTTCTTAGCTAACTTTTGAGCTTCAGTACCAACCTGTGTTATTACTTCTATTGTGTCTTTCATTTCATTTTCCATTTTATCAAGTCCTTTAGGTTCAAAATCCCCAATCAATTCATCTAAGCAGTCGGAAACTGTTCCCTCAACATTGCAATTCTCATCAAAAACTTTTGATGGATACCTCTTCTCAAAGTAATAAATTATCTCTATTTGTATATCATTTAGAAAACGAGTTGCTACTTCTACTGTATATTTCGGAACCCCATAATACGCCCCTGCTATAATACCTGTCATGGAAGCTATCTCGTTGCTTTCGCCACCTACAGATATAGCTGTTCTTATCGCATCCTCAAAGCTTGTTGACTCAAGGAATGATTCAATAGCAACAGGAACTGCATCCTTGCTAGAGATACTAAGTCTATATTTTTTACGTATCTGATCCATCGTGAAGTTGAAATCAGGGTAGTTATCCTCGATATATCTTCGTATCGCATCTTTGCTTCTACCATTCCTGGCCATATAGACTGCAACAGCAATCGCCACTGCAGACCTATCCGGTTCAAGACTATTATGGCTTGCTTTTTTAATCTCTGCAGAGAGATACCTTGCATTTTCTACGCTTTGAGCCACAATTCCACAAAGCCCTACCGCCGTAATCACCCCATACCCAGAGCTAGTATTCAATCTTGAATTATATGGTCCAATCAATGATTTGAATATGTCGCTATAGCTCGTATTTCTATGCATTCTGCCAATTTCCTTCATAAATCTAATAGTGTTTTTTGACAGTAAGTCAGGATCAGGCTCACTCTCTAGAATTGCCTTTGCAACCGCTAAAGACATATTACTAGCATTTGTTGGCCTACAACTTCTATCAAATAAATCAAAGTTATTTGGCCTTTTATCAGCACTCTTAAAACGAGATCCTGAAATATCACCTATGATTGCTCCTATCAATTTTGTCCTCCATCAAAGCATACAAATATATTCACCCTGGCTTCTAATCCACATAGCTATACCTTTGCCGAAAACTTCGGCTTCGATAATATAACCTTCTTTATCTTCATCCAATATCTCTGCGGTCGGTAGCCTATCAAGCACTGCATCTATATCAGGTCCCATATACTTAAACTTGACCTTCTGTAACTTGCCCGCATACATAAACTGTACTCGCTTACGAAACTCTCCTTCTTCAAATCTATTAGAATATGGAATATTGAACTTTTCATCCAGCGTCCTTAGCCTCTGTATTCTATCTATTCTATAGACAGTTGGAAAAGAGTCATTTATTATGTCAAAATCCTTACGCGATTCATCTTCATCATCGAGGAATGCTGTTACATAAAAATAATACTCAGAGAACATGATTGAAACTGGCTTAAGCTTTCTTGTAACTTTTTTCCTATCTTTTAATCTTTCGTATAAAATTTCTATGTAGCTATGCTTTTGTATTGCTAAGCCAATCTCCCACATTGTATCTATAAATGGTTTCTTGTGGCGTGGCTCAACATAGTGAAATTCCTCATTTTTGATAAGCTCACTAACTAGCTTATGATTTGTCTGTGGTGCACAGCAATCTACTAAGCGATTTAATATGCTTTTCATCTCGCTTTTGGTAAATGCTCGACTATCTAAAATAATCTTGCATATAGCTAGAATTTCGCTATTTGTAAGCCTCATTGTATACACGTGGTCGAGTCTATATCCTTTCTTCTCTCGATCGTATATAACCGAGTTGACATTTCCATGCTCTAGTGCAATATCACTTAAATAGTTTCTAATGTCATCAATATCACGCTGAATGCTTCTCTCGTTTACTCCATAACGCTTTGCTTCCTCAGCTTTTATTATAAGGTGTCCATTATTTAGCTTCCCGTATATATCTAAGATACGTTTAATCTTGCTGTGGCTAAGCTTATCCATTTCCCACTCCGTACTTATTAAACAACTATATTATATCTTTTCACAGTGACACAATCTGTCTATATCATAATATATTTAAAAATTATTTTCCACATTCTTAATCTTCTGATCAACAACATTTAAATTCCCATAATTACAAAATTTAGATCATATTGTAATGTACCGAATATAACAAATTCCAATCTTTACAATGTACTATATAAAAAAGGACAGCCCTGCCTGTCCCGTGTATCGTATTGAATCAAAAGTCTATTTAATGAATGAATGTATCTCAATTATCTCTAACGCGGATTCTCGTTTTAAATAAATAATATTCACCCAAAAATCGACATTCTTGCTTATTTGCAACAATGTCACCACAAATTACGATAGCTACTTTTCATGCTATCGACTGCGCTATCTATATAACCTTTGTTTATTACATTGAAGCCTTTGTTATATAAAGTTCAGTATTCAAAAAACATCCTCAAACTCCCAGTATTATCTTTTCATCAGTCGTAGATACTCCCATCGAAAAAGTTGCCTATACCCTCTAATTGCTCCAGTAGAGCTGAGCTAGTTTGTCTACCCTTATAATGCCTTTTTGATTGTAAGTTTAAAGTTATTTATATCAATAAAAAACATCGCTTATTTGCGATGATTAATAGCAATATATTGCGTTTCGCCATAAAAAGAAACCAAGCTGAATGGCATTCGAGTATAATTAGTCAACAATAACATCTCCAAAATCAAAATTTGCATGTGCACCACAATTACTACAAGTAAAACCGTGATTTATATCATAATCAGGATTAAGTGGTATCCAAATGCCTTTTCCACAAGAGTCACAAACTATCCTGTCTGAGCTCTTTGTTCGTGGGTTTAATACTTTATCATCTTTGCAGTAATTATCTTTTTTCAACGAAGTCAATCTTACCATAATGGTATCCCTTCCTTTTTGAAATTACACTCAGAATAATTATGTATTAGGAGTTTTTATATTTTCTTAAAATTAAACCCAGAAGTTACTCCTTGGGTCATGAATTTCACCTTGTTTGGTCGAGTTTCGTATATATGATATACTTTCATTCGTCAAATTCAGTTCTATTTTATAATTAGATAAGCAATGCACCCAATCACTGCTATCCACCCTATTCCTCCAATAACTTTTTCTTTTGTAGTTGTCGGTCTTTTTGTCACTTTGATTTTCATGTTTTTTCCTTTCTTCTTTATTATATTAGTATTACTTTCTTTGTTCAAAATTCACGTTCGGGCTGCAGCTGCTCTGATTTCAACAAGTTTCATCAGTCGCAGGCATCCCTAGCGAAAAAGCTGCCTAACCACTCTGGTTAATCCAGTCGTGGGGCAGCTTGTTTTGGTGGAGATGGCGAGAGTAATTTTGTAACTTTTTTTATTTTTGTTTGCATTTACAAACGTTCATTTTACAACGTTTTTATATTCACTTCTTTATATTTGAACATACAACATTTACAAAAAACGTGTACAAATCGTGTACGGATTCCTCATTCATGGCAATAAGAAAAAGAGGACAAACGCCCTCTTGATTTAACCACTATACAACAAGCTCACAAGCAAGCCCAATAGCATATGCTCTCTTCACCCCATGAGATGCGATATATGACTTTGCTTCAGCTGTATTATTTTCTCCTATAAGAAGAATAGGCATTTCACCTATGTTGCTTGAAACGATTGCGTCGGCCCATGAAGCAACTATAATAGCCTCTTCAGCTGATGGGAAAAAACGCTCTGCAATTTTTCTCGACGTTTCAAAACGATCTGCCCCCTTGACTCTTTCGACGCTACCAATCTCAGCGAGCTGCTTTTCTACAGTAGTATTAACAACGCCTGTATCCCCTACAATGATAAAGTGTAAGTCATTGTGTTTTTTTAGTTCTACGATTTGATTTGCTTTTACGAACTCAGAGACTATAAGCACTGGAATATTTGCTGTAAGTGTGGATACACCATCAGCCCAATCGCTGCCATTAGTAACAATGATTGATTTTGTTTTTGAAAAGCATTCTTTCAGAACTTCTAGATTTGTATCGTATCTAGTATCTCCCTTTATTACTTTTGCTCCGCCCTTGTTTACTATATCGCCACCAACAATATATGTTTCGAACCCATAAGATAACTCAGGATGATCTAGCACTATGTTCGCCTTATTTGCTTTTGCGAGAAATGCTGCGCTTATTCCGTCAGGGAAGTTTTTGCCTGAAACAATCACCTTATTTGCTTTTGCAAACTCCTTGTCTATGATATCGGATGTTGCATATCTGTCATCTCCTGCGTATTTGACAACCTCTGCACCAATATCGACTTGCTTAGGTTTTGGTGTAATAACTTGCGTTGTTTTTTCGCCTTGCTTCCTCGCATATGCATACCATGTATCTGCATTACCATAAAACACATCAAGGTCAAGTCTTTTGCTGTATCCACTTAGGTATCCATGCGATGTATATTGATACATTGCAACAACGCTCCAGTATGGCACATATGGTGCAGCCTTTTCGAGATATCCTGTTGCATTGTTGTGGTCGTACTGGGCTACCCACAACCCATAGTCTGCGTTAGCTATAGCGCTACAATCGTGGCTCTCAATGAAGCTTAAATAACTGTAAAACATAGGTTTTACGCCTATAAGTCTATAAACTGCATCGAGCCAAGCTTTTGCCCATTCTGCGCCTAAATACACATCCTGCTCAAAGTCTAACACGGGAATAACCGTGCCATCGAAGTATGCACCGCAGTTATCTACAAACCACTGTGCTTCTTCTTCGGGAGTTCCACCAAAACCAACCTCACGAGCAAAGTGGTATACTCCGATTAGCTTCCCTGCAGCCTTTGCTTGTTGTACGAAGCCGTCACATTCTGCCGATACATATCCGGCACCGCCTGTTCCTTTGATTATTACAAAATCTGCGGGCACACTTGCTAGCTGTATACCCTCTTGCCATCCTGAAATATCAATTCCGTGCAACATATTAACCCTCCAAGTCCTTGAAGTCCTTGACTTCCTCGGTATTTTCTAATTTTAAAATCTGCTTAAATATCTGATGCAAGCCAGTGCTTGCAAGTCCACTGATCATACCGCTTGCAATTGCCACTAGAGTTATCGCCTGTGCGTTGATACAGCCTAGCACTGCTCCCAATATCGTGACTGTGAGTGGAATGTACTTGTTGTCGGTTGGTAGGAATTTCTTCATTAGATAGCCTACTACCAAACAAACTGCGATAACTAGTGGAATGTAAAGATTTGTTAAAAATTCAAGATTCATAATGTACCTCCTTGAATAAAATAAAAAGGTGGAGTTATTTCCACCTTTACCTAACTAAAATATTTTGAATAACTAGTGTCATTCCTGAGCCTATTAACACGGATATGATAGCTTGTACAACTGCGTTCCATCTCATCTTAGGTACTTGTTCAAGTGCGTTTATTCTTTCGCCCTGCTCGTTGAGTTCCTCGTGGTGCATATCCATCTTTTGTATCATAAGCTCTATGTTCGTGTTGATTTTCTGTATTTCCCTTGTCATGTCCTCAACAATCGTCAATCGCGTATTCATTCTTTTGATTTCGTCATCGTGGCATTGTATCTTGATGTCAATGGTATTCTTGCGTTTTAGCCACTCTTCCCTTGTCAGTTCTCCCATATGCTCCTCCTATTTCCACTTGCCAATCGCGTAGATTTGCAAGTTTAAAATGTCTGCAGATGCGGAGCTCTGACTCGCAGCTACCGTCAACATCGTTGTATTTTGCGTATTGATTGTTTGAGCGGCAAACGAATATCCGTTGCCAATCTGTACTGACGCCATTACCGTTGGCTTTGCGATAAATCGACAAGACGATGGGAATGTAAACGTTTTTCTGTTAAAAATCATGTTATTCCATGCTCCAGCAGTCCATCCTGATCTAGAGTCCGAATCGGCTGTCTTAATAAGCTCTAATCTCCCCCTCTTCCATTTCACGAACTGCCATCCGTCAACTTCGCCCTGTTCGATGACATAATCCTGAGCTCTTCCACCGCTGTTATAGAGCTCATTAATTGCATCTGCGAGATTTCTGGCTGTAGTTTTTAGCATATTAGTATTGCCCATGTCGTCTCTAACGCGCTTTATCTGGTCTGCGTACTTTTCGTCAGTGACTTTAATCTCCTGCTTGAGATCCTGGGCAAGTGTGCCAGACAGTGCTGAGTTAACTGTACCAAAACTGTCTCTTAGCTGGAGCCACAGATTATCAAACAACCCGCGATATTCAACTGCCGGAACGACCCACCCACAAAGGTTTGAATCCATCCTTGTGTCAGAAATATTGACAGATTCAATCGACGTTGTCCGAGCTGGAATATAAACATCAGCGATTGCTAGCTCGTAATAATTTGACTCGCGAATTAGATCCTGGGCAACAGGATTTGTTGCAGCAACGCCCTCTTTGAGGTAAATGTCGATGTCTCGTCTATCCTCTGCAGTGTCAAATCTTAAAACGATACGATCTATACGAGGAAGGCTCGATGCAGCAGACAATGTGATTTGTCTGTTATTGCTTTCTTTAAAGACTGCTCCCTCGATGATTGCGCCTCCTGGTTTCACATTAACGGTCATGCCTCCGTGTGCCGTGACCATTAGCCCATCGATTGGATTAATAAACACACCGTTTCCCCAGCACATCTTGTTAAAATCTCTTTCATCCTGGGCTGTGATTGCTCTGTCCCATTCATTTCCGATTATACTTTTTGATTCAAATGGAAAACTCTTTGCCATACTATACATCCACCTTTCTATATGTTTGCCTGTTTGGAGTTCCAAAGACAAGCTCGACTTTTACTGTATTTTTAGAATGAACCTCTCTAACCTCAACGAGCCTGGAAGTAAATTCTTTTTGTATCGAATCAATATTGATTGTACAAATATCACCCAGGTCGTAGTCTTGGAGATAATAAAAACGATGTTGCAATACATCTACTGAGATAGTCTCTTGCTTGTAATTGTTTAACATCTCAAGCTTTGCCGCATCCCTCATTTTTGACCTTATTAGCGCCTCGTTTTCGCTCTTGATCTCGACTCCGCTTATGCTTGCGTTAAACACTTTGAGCGGAATACAATGCCCGAGACCACTAGGCACGTTGTTATCAAATTGTACGTATTCGTGTATTGCCCTGACCTTTTTGCCGTCCTTCCAAAATCCGTGAACTTCGTTTGATGTCTTAAAGTCATCAGGGATTTCCTGGCTCGCTAAAAAACCACTATATATTCCGCTTTCGTCACATGCATATTCGCATTTTGAGATATTGCCCCAAGCCTCACCGAAGAATACATCATCACGCAAGTCCTTGCCCTTTTGAATGTGCAACTCAATGCCAAGAAGTGGTTTGCCTGGTTCTTCCTTTGCCGAGAAAATCGGTCTGCAAATGAGTGTGTACCCTGCAGACTTTAAAGCCTTTCGCATAGCAGAGCCTGTACTTTCACCAAGTTCTGCACTTATAGACAGCTCGCTTGGTACGTCACTATCTGTGCTTAGCTTTGCCCCGCTTACCGTTCCCCCTCCAGGCTGAGCGTACTTGTCACTCACAGTTTCAAGTAACCATTGTTTTAATTGCTTTTCAACTTCTGCCTTACTCTTAAATGTCATTGTCGAAATCGGTATCGTATAAGCGCTCCAATCAAGCACTTTGTCGATAAAAAAGCCTGACAAAGTGACAAATTCGCCGTTATTCTTTTCCTCGTAAACGACCTTTTGCACCATCGCAGTTTCAGGGCGCCCAATACATTGGATGTACTTGACATTCGGGTCGTAGTCCTTAGCTGCCATGTATAGCACAAATGACCCGCACTCAAAATATTTCCTACTCCATTGCAACTCGACGAAGTCAATCATCTTGACCTCTTCGCCGAATTTATTTAGACACTTGATCATTTACACACCTCCGTATCTTCCTACAAAGCTTACTTCTGCAGTAAATGCTGTATTGCCATCTTTGGATATTTTTATTTGATTGTCACCATATCCAAGCACCATCTGCATGAGGTCTCTAGCGTCAAAATCGCTGTATGGCACGTCTTTACCATTCTTTTTGACCGTTCGCTTGTCGCAATCAATAACGAGGACATCAGACGCATTTAAGACCGTTTTCACGCTGGTCTTAACGTCGCCCATCTCGATGTCGATACCAGGTACATAGCCTGTTGACTTTATTGTAATTACGATTGGAGCCGGCTCACTACCGAGATAATTAACGACCTTCGTATCAGTCTTTGTTATCTCACCAAATGCGAGCTTGCCACCTCCTGGAGCATAGTACCTTGTCCAGTGCCACATAGGTGTCACGGATGAAAAGCTTGTTGTTTCTTTGTTGTCTGCGAATAGATCTGGGTAAGGCGACATAAGACTAATTGACAAGTCAGGACTATCATATATATTTGCGCTTGGATAATTGGCAGCTACTAGTTCGCATTCTTTTGCTAAAAGCGTATTGCCTAGATATGTAACCTCAAGTCGATATGTGTAATTCGAATTGTAAAATCCGAGTACATTTCTGCGTTCCGATTCATATTTATCATCACTAGCTCTGAAAGATGCCATGAATGTAATTAGTCTTGATTTCTTGCGTTTTCCCGTTACAATATCACCGTTTCCATAGCCTCGAGGTTCACTAAAAATCTCAATCTCAGGGAAGTCGACACCTGTTAGTGATTCTACTCCCCAATCTTCTTTTCCTAACGTGTGCCTTAGCCCGTCTGACCGTATTATGTTTAGTTCAAATAGCTCAAATTTCTTGCTCACTAATGCCCTCCTAAACCTAAAATAACAGCCTCTTTGCGTATAGCTCTCGCCACATCCGCTGGAGACTGTATTTTATCTTCGAATATTATTGTTTGCTCAATTTTTGTTGCACCTGGTACTTGCACACTTCCTGCATTAGTTCCATAGATAGCCTTTGGAACGACGCTCTTTTGATTACTTATAGCAGTATTGATTTTTGCAAAGTTGACATCTACATCAATGCCACCTATCGCATTATCTATTCCAGTACTTACTTTGCTTCCAGCTCTAAGTGCATGCTCTATGCTCTCCTCGATAGCTCTGTCAAGGAGATATGCGTTCCTGCTTACTCCGACAGCCATGCCTTCAGGAAATGACTTGCCAAGTCCATCACGAAATAACTTTGACGGAGAATTTGTTTTCGCTTTTTTACGTCCAGCTTTTTCAGACTGTGCTACTACATTAGCAACTGCGTCTTTGACAGCCTGTGCTCCCGCATTAACACCAGCAATTATGCCATCACAAAAGCTTTGACCCAAGCCACTCCAATCGCATGAATTTCTTGCATTAACTGCAGCATTAAACGCAGTCATAACAGCATCGCCCGAGGCCTTCGCAACCTTATCTCCACCACTCTTAGTCTCGCTTTCCATGCTTTTATACTTATCTCGAGCGAGCTGAAGTTCCTGCTCAGATGCATCTATTGCGTCCTGAACTTCTTGCGTATTAAAGTCCTTTTGTAATTCTTTGAGGTAAGCCAGGCTATCTTCTTTGTCTTTGATAGTGGTTTTAAGGTCTTCCTTTTTCATGCCCTCAATTTCAGACATTTTTTTAGAGTGGTCCTCTGCAACCATAGTTATTGCAGAATAATTCCCTGCTTCAAAGTCAGCATACATTTTTTCATATGCTTTTCGCGTTTCAAGAGAATCTCTTAAGGAGTTTTCAGTCTTTGAAATCTCCTTACGTTTATTTTTTTCAAGTTCTTTGTACTGACTTACCGCCCCTTTGGCTTCTTCTAATTCTCGCCCTGTCAAGCCTTTTGTTTGCTTTTCAGCCTCTTTACGCTTCTGTACAATCTCATCGAGCTCTCTTTTTTGCTGAACATACATATCTACTTCTTTTTGCTGTAGCTCTAGTGCTTTTTTATAACCTTCTTCATTCGACTTAAGTATGATTTCAGCTTTCTTTTTCTCTATATAGCTATCAATTTGCCCTTTGATTTCGTCATACTTCTGTATCTCTCCATCTACCATCTGTATTTCAAGTCCGGTTGCTTCCTTT